GTACCCGCATCCAATAATTGACGTAGAGCTGCAGTTGCAGTTCTTGATAGACCACCAATCATGTGGATGAGACCGAAGCCATAGAAACCTAGTCCAGGTAAAAATTTAAAATGAACAAAGTATTCTATTTTATTTTTCTTCGGATCCCCAATTTCATAATTTCGTTTAATAGCTAAAACTTGTCTTGACGCTTCTTCAATGGTTACAATGTAAGGAATTTTAATTCCAGATTGTTCACCTGTTTCTTGATCAGTGTCTTCAAAACCTTCTAGGTCTAAATTAATATGACATTCTAAAAGAGTATAAACATCGTCATCTTTAGTTTTTCTTTGACCTTCTAATTCTCTCTCTTTTTTCTTAACGTCATCTTCTATTGAAGCAGGAGTCCCTAGTTCTATATCTCTATAAAAACCAGCGACTTGTTGTTTTCTTAATTCGTTTTTAGAAACCTTAACTCGATGTATGATTGCTTCCGCTTCGTCTAATGAGGTAGCCGTGTACGGAACAATCAAATCATCTGCAGGAACAAACTTCGAAGTTGCTCTTTCTGCTAGTTCATCATAATAAACTTTTTTAAATGCTGAACCTGCTAGAGGTAAGTAAAATAACATTTGATCAAAATCGGGCTCATAGTCTTTCATTTTTTCCATGAGCTCGTAGTTCATGTAATCTTTTACTCTCTCCGCTTGTTTTGTTTTTTCTGGATTCGGTGCACCGATGGATTGTGTTCTGACAGGCCCATCAGCTGGTAATAATTCTTTATATGCCAACGCTTGAAACTGCGTAACAGCTTCTGCAAGAACTGGATGAGTAGCACCCGATGCTCCTTGGAAAGGTTCAGTTCGCATATCATATTTAAATCCTAATAAATCTAAACCGGTAGTATAAGTTCTTTCCCACTCTTTTCTACCCATATTATAATCCATGTATTTTCCGGATAGGTCTGAGCCTATTTCGGATAGAACTTGGTCTGGTAAAAATTCTGCTAAATTTGCGTAGTGTTCATCGCTGCCTTCCATTGATGCAGCTGCTGGATCAAAGTCAATGTCAACTGATCCGTCTTCTTGTTCGGTTACTTCAACGCCCTCACGAGTTTCTGTGACCTCTTCTTGAGCTTCAACAATTTCTTCTTCTGCTGGAACGTGAATGTTTTTACGTGGCTCGTTTGGTAGAGCTTTGTCTATTTTGTCTGCCATTTATTTTCTCCAATTTGACTGTCTTAACAGTATTATAGTTAATATTCAACCCCTGAGGCATGGGCCCTGATTCAGGCGGCAGGAGCCAGGTCTTAGGATATTTTGAGTTTTTTGATTTGGTCTGCATAAGGTCCATATGTTGGTTTATTTTCTGTAACTACTTCTTCTTGTTCCTCTATATCCATTGCTGGGTATCCTCTTTTATCTCCTTCATAAATATTTCCTTTTACTGTCATGTCTTCAATATTCTGTTTCATTTTTGGTTTAAAGTCATGCCACATTTGAGCGACTTCAGGTCCAACGTTATAAGCAACAGCTAACTCATCTGCACTAGTGAGTCCGGCTGCCTGAGCTTTATTTACATCACTTAATCCCCATACAACCATACCTGGACCTACTACTGGAAGGGCAGCTCCAACAGTTCTAGCTCCAGTTTTTAGTAGTCCTTTTGCTACTTGAACAGGGAGAGATTTTAAAAATTTGTTCCAAAGGGGAGTTTTCATAGCGGCAACCTCTACCTTTCCACGTGTAAAAACATCTTTAATAATTTGAGAACCCTCTTTAGTTTTCTTTAACTCTTCTATATTTTTTGATACCAGGTTTTGCTCTTCTATATTTGAAGTAAGTTCTTTTGCCCAATTCTTATTATCTAAAAGATGGGTTGCACCGAAGTCCATTTTTTTACCTATCACCTCACCAATATTAACACCGGTCTTATTGGCTAATAGTCTAATTTTTTTAATCGCTTCTCTCTTTAAATTTGGATCTGTTAAGTTTAGAGCCGCATTATATTTCTTACCTAGTTGCATTTTAAATCCTCTATTAAATTTTCTATCAACAGGTGTAATATGTAAAAGTTTATCTGGTGAAACCCCTGATCCTCTTAAAAATCCTTTAGATAAAGGATGATCTAAATCTATCTTCATTTCTTTAGGCAATGTGTCTACAAATTTATTATACTCACCTAAGACTCTCATAGCTTCGGTGTATTTTTTAGGATTTTTTCCATATCCATAAGCATTTTTAATTAAAATACCCATATTGTCTGTTTGAACTTTTTTTAATCCCTTAATGTTTGCAAAATTCTCTAAAAAATTATCTGTTGATTTAAAATCATCAGGTAGCCAACTTTTTAAGGTTTTATTTCCTCTTGTATCTATATCAAATTTAGGCGTTTTATGAATAGCCACATTTTGCGTATAAACATTTTTTAATAACTTGCTTGATTGCTCTACTAAATACTTTTCTGAAACATCTAAGTTTTTAGCCATCTGTTTAATGGTACCGGGGTTATCTGATATTTCTTTGTATAGTTTTTCTTGAAACTCTACTTTTTTTAACATTTGTTTAGACATCTTTTCACTTTTTTCTATCGCCCATTTAGCTTTAGATTTTTTAACACCGTCTAAAAATTGTTTAGGGGTAATTCCTAGTTTTTTAGCAAATAAATTTTGATCTTTAACGGAGCCTTCCATGGCCTCTCTAATTTGCTTCATTTGATAAGTGTTCAATGCTCCACCCGTGTCAGCTAATCCCTTTTCAATTCTATAGGGTCTAGTTGCTGTTTTTAACTTAGTCCAATCTTTATCTTTAAAAATTTTCCCTATGTGATCCATCGATACTTTCTCTTTAGTATTAAACCTCCCCAGAGAATCTATAAATAATTGATCTCTTGGACTTAAGCCGCCGGCAAATCCTATCCGTCCACCATCAGCTTTTAGCTCAACTCCTAGTTCTTCTGCTTTCTTAGTAACTAAATCTTTAACAAACCATTCAGGCATATTGACTCCGTCAGCAAGGTACTTTTTCATTCTACCTACATAGTCATTAAATACTTTTTGATTTCGTTCTTGGGGTGATAATGGATTTGGTTGAGGGAGAATTGCATCTCCACCGTTTGAAAACTTTTGACGTCGCGTAAGATGCGCCATCATATCATTGTATTGAGCGATCTTCACTTAAACTCCTAATATGCCTGGTAATCCTCCGGATGCAATATTAGCTCTTTCCATTTGAATAAATTCATCAATTGAAATTACAGGCATTCCTAATTCTTCTTGTTGGAATTTATATTTCTCATACTCGTCTACCATCATAGGATCATAGTCACCTGGATTATAAGCAACCTTCTGAGAACCGCCTGAACCTCCCGCCATTTCTTTAAAATAAAATTCCTTAATCTCTTCTATAGATCTTGGTCTACGACCTTTTCTTTTAATAAATTCTTCTACGACTTTTTCTATCAGAACATCTTGATTGATTCCTGAAGCCTGTTGCCCGTAAGGAATTCCTTGGTCTTGCATAAATTCTGTAGTTGTTAAATCGTCTTGTACCACGCCTCCTGGATCAGGAGGTCCTAAAGCATAACCGATTCTTCCGCCTTGAGCTGCCATCTGTATACCTTCTAGTGCTTTAGACGAAAACTTATTTTGAAGTCTCTCCATCTCTTCCCAAAATTCATCGAGTTCTATAGGGCTTAATTGTTTAAAAGGTTTATTAAACAGTCTGAAAGAATGTTCATCGGCATCGCTTTCATTTCCATGAAGATCAGTGGAAGCCATTTTCATCGGTGCACCCGCATCTAGACTCTGAATTCCTTTTGCATCTTTAGGAAGCATTAATTCGTTAATATCAATTTCCTGGACCTCTTCGTCTTTCCATGAAGCTGGGCCATCGTCTTTATCAGTCCAATCCCAGTGTTTTCTCCAATCAACTATGTCTCCAGGTCTTTTTGCCATCAATAATACGTCCTTTGCGTTTTAACTACTTTTTCTTCTTTGTAGTCTTCGGGGTGGGTGATTAAACCTCCCTGTCTAAATCGCATTACGGCTTGGGTCATACTATCGACCAAGTCATCATGATCCCCGTACGGAAACGCTGCACATTCTTCTATTACGTCCTGAGCAAACTCCATTTCTTTGGGCGCCCATATTCGGCCACTCTCAAAAAGAGGTGATACCGAGTTCACTCTAGTATGTTTATCGTTTCCTTTACTAGGTGTGAAATTTATAACAGGAATTCCCATCTTACGCAACTCATAAGTTAAAGGAAGCCCTGATGCCTTACTCTCGATTATAACGGTCTCTGGATTCCAATAACCATATTGTTCCAAAGCAATTCTTCTGAGTTCAGGAAACTCGTACCTTCCTTTTAAGGCATCTACTAAAATTAATTCAGGAGCGCTATCTTCATTGGGAAGAAAAACTCCCCACGTAGTGATTGCAGAAAAGTCTGCGGTTTCTTTTTTCATGAAAGCGGTATCATAAGATTGAATAACATGTTGTAAGGGAGGAAGTTCTTCGTCTTCCCAATCTTTCCACCACTCCCTTTTAATTAAAGCTCCTTCTTCAGAAGTTGGATTCTGCATATACTGTGCATTCCATTTACTTCCAGGTATTGATGCTTTAACCGAGTTTAAATCACTCAAGGGCCAGTATTCAGGCCACACGGCTTTACCCGATGGCATGATCGCTGGAAATTCGATCACTTCCCATTTATCTGCTTTTGGTTCTTTTTGAGAACTGATTAATTTACCCGTTAAATCTTTTTCATTCCATCGTGTCATAACAACTACAATTGCTCCACCAGGTTGGAGACGTTGTCTTGGACCAGAAGTATACCACTCATAAGTTCTTTCCAAAGCACTAGCATTCATTGCATCTTGCTCTGTGTGAGGGTCATCAATTATTAACAAGTCGGCACCCCTTCCAGTAATGGCTGATCCAACACCAGCCGCATAATATTCACCACCTTGTTGAGTCTCCCATTTACCGGCAGCTTGACTATCTTCTTTAAGTCTTGTTTTAAAAAATTGTTGGTATTCTGAAGAATCAATTAGTTGTTTAGCTTTACGACCAAACCTAACTGAAAGTTCAGTAGTATTTGTAGATTGTATTATTTTTAATTTAGGATTCTTTCCAACCATCCAGGCAGGTAAAAGGTAAGAAGCAAATTCAGATTTAGTATGTCTTGGCGGCATATTGATAATGAGTCTCTTTATCTTTCCCTCCGCTAACTTATTAAATTTTTCTGAAATTTTTTTATGATGGGACCCCTCTATAAATTCTGGCCACACATGTTTAACAAAGCTTAGAAAGTCAGATTTAACCTTAGACTCCTTTTTCTTCTCTTTCCATTGATTCATCATCAATGAAAACTGTCTTCTTACGCCTTCCGGCAACTTATCAAAATTTTTTAATTTTTCTCTGTCTAGGTTCATAGGAGTCCCATTAACTATTTTATAGGTTTAAACGTATGAATCAAGGCCTAAAGTCAAAACTTTGGGACCCCTTTTTTTAAAAAAAGAAAAGGTTTTTGAGATGTTTTGAAAAATGGAGGTCGGGTTGGGACCTCTTGGACCCTGGCGCAGCGGGCGCGGCGCCACAACCTATGATTGATGTTTAAACTGCATACATGCAAGGCGCGAAAAATTTTTAAAAAAAGAAAAAAATTTTTTGTTTTTAAAAAAAAAAATTTAAGAAAAAAAAAAATAAAATAAAATAAAATAAAAAAAAACGTGGCGCAAATTTCTTTGCGCCACGTTACAGGTAACACTCTTGACTAAAGAGTTCTCTAATGCATTGTCTTTTTATTTTGTTCTTGCCATTTTTTATATTCATCGGTTTGCATTGTCAATCTTTGCAAGTCTGGCAACACTAACAAAGCCATTGCAAATGACATTGCTTCGTCTCCAATTTGTTTAGCACAATACCTCACACGTTGCGCAACTTCTTCTTTAGGCGCATTGTAAACAAATAAAGCCGAGTGTATTATTTCTGGAGTTAAATGTTTTGGAAAAGAAATATCTTTGTTAAAAGATTTCCCAAAATGTTTATGTTTGTTTCTTTCTTTCATATTACCTTTCGTTTAATGTGTAATTACTATCACGATATTGCTCTTTGGTCAATGGTCTTTCTTCCTTTGTTATTAGATTGCGATAAACATAAATCATATCATTATTACTAGTCCAATCATAAGTTTTCTCCCACGCATTTTCTTCTGTTAAATGTTTTGCTTCTGTTGTTCTTCCAAAGTGATCGATTGCATTATCTCCGAAATTAGCAAACCAATCATCTTGACATCTTAAAGAACAAAAATTTCCATTGCCATAAGACATTGATGATCTTCTTCTAGTTTGATAAGTCTTGTTTGGTTTAGTTCCCTTGAGCCTGTCCTTTGTTGTGTAAGTATGACAATGTGGACTTTGACAAAATTTCAAACTCATATTGCCCCCACCAAATTTAAAAAGATAAAAACAATTAAACAAAATGCAAAATTATAAAAAGCAGTTTCCCAACTCATACAACCTCCAACAAACTATCTTCATCCTGTTCATCTTCTCTTTGAACAGTTCCAATTAATTTAGTTCCTTTTAATTGTGAATATTCTTTGAAGTAAGAATTAACAATATCTGTCATATTATCTTTTACATCATAACATTCAACATTGCGCGTTGATGTTTCATTTAACCATTTATTAAAAGCCTCATCATCATCTTTCGCAATAACTTGAGTTTTAACAACTAGAACAATCTCTTGTTCTATTTCATACACTTTTTTTCCAATGTCGCTATCTGCCAACATTAATTCTTTACTTGCTGACATTATGCTACCTCTTTTTCTATTTTAAGTGGATTTGTTGCAGTTCTGTAAGGGTTTAAAGTTTCTGCGTCTAAATCATAATAGCAAAAACAATAGTTTCCTTTAGGTGTAACCCAAGTTCCTCTAACTCTAGATGTTTGATCTATTTTACCTTTTCGAGTAATTATTTCTCTATGCTTTTTTGCGTAGTAAGTAATGAAAAAAGTTTGTTCATTTTGTAATTGCTCGATTTGTTTTTTTACTTTGTCTTTCATGTTTGCTCCTGTGTTTATTATGGGATAATTGTAACATATCCCATAATAAAAGTCAATCTCTAATTTTTAGTTCATAGATTGTTTTTTCTCATATTCACGTCTAGCGAGTATTTTATCTTCTCTACTAACATTTTTGTTTTTCATGGATTTTAAATGTTCTGACGCAAGTTTAGGATTATAAAAAGTCAACCCTGTTGAGTTCGTTCTTATAATTTCTGCTTCAGTTATTGCTAGTCCACTTTCATTGGCAAACTCAATAGCTTCATCAAGATATTTATAACTCTTTACAACATCTTTAATAAATTTCATCTGTGCTAAAATAGATTTTATCCATTTATAATGTGCCATGATGAACTTACCTTTAGCTTGTTTCCAAGCTACAAGAATTTTGAACTCTTGTTCAGTACAAGCGATTGATCTGTCTCGACAATATTCTCGACCAATTAAATCTAATTTATATTTGTCGTTCCACTCTTTGCCATAACCTGCGTCATCATCCCCTAAATATTTATCGTTTGCGTCTTTAAATTTAGTTAGATGAGGATTTTGATCTTTTCCGTCTTGTTCAATCAAGATATCAGGATTACAACCCTCTTGCGCTTTTAATTCATCACGCAATAAAGCATATCCATATTCACTATCGGAAGTATGACTTGAATTGTTTTCAACATCTGTCGAGCCAGTTAAACGAAAGTCAAAATGTTTTTCTATATTTTTTTCTTTCATAATTGGATTGTTGTCATAATCCCTATCTTCAACCATGCCTGTATAATGAAAATGAAAACAACTATCTGGTTGGATAGTGTCAACATTTTCAAACTTGTCTTGAAGATACTGTGCTTTTACAATATCTTCTGGTAAGTAATGCCTACGAACAATTTGTTTAGCAAGTGTCCACGCATTATCATTGATCTCAATTTGATCTGCTTTTAGATCATCATACTTTCTTTTTTCTTGAGTATCTTCGGCTTCAGCCCATACTCTCATACGAGTTCCAATCTTATTCCGATACTCTTGATTTAGTCTTATTCTACTCATTGTTTTTGCCTTTCTTTTTATTTTGCATAATTATTTTTATATATTACTTGACAAACGTTGTCAATGGGAATATATAGGATCATCCAGTTTAAATACTAAACCAAGATTAACTCGCTTGGGATATTAGAGTTTGACCTCGTTACTCTGGCCCGGTCGATAAATTTGGAAAGAGAGGGACAACTTCTGGTTGTGTTGAACATTGGCTTTAGCCTTA